AACAGTGACACAATTGTCACACACCATTGTTGCACAATTGTCACACTGTTACCCAGATGCAACACTGTGACACTATTGCAACAGTGATGTATTAGCAACAGTGACAAATTTGTCACACTCCCTGGGTGTTCACGTTTTGTTCCAATTGTACAATTTTGTTCACGTTTTGTTCTCGGTCTCCTTTTGTTCACGTTTTGTTCTTTTGGTCCTCCTTTGTTCCCCTTTTGTTCTCAACCTTGGACAAACCAGGAACAAAACGAGAACGCGACCCCCCCAGTGGTGGTTAGTTACTTTATAGTCCAGTGCGTTCATTCCGGGGGGTATTTTGAAAACCTATTGACACAATTGTAAATCTATAGTATAATAACATTATGAAGTATATTCCTGGATACCTTGGTGGCACACCTGTAATAGTGCCTACATTACGAGAACAAATCGTAAACAAACTGAGAAAAACCATATGCCGAAAACAAGAAAGTTTGCCAGCTACGAAGACCCAAAACCCTTAGACAAAGAAATGACCTCTAAGGAATATGAGTTTGTCGTCCAGTTAGTAGACAAGCACCTAGAGCCAGAGCAAGCGTTCCATGCAGCTGGGTACAAAGCTGAAGGCTCTCATGCAGGGCATAGGTCCAAACGGCTACAGCGGCACCTTTGGCTCCACATTGAAAAACGCATTAAGGAAAAAGTAGGTGAGACTGCAACACTTGCCCTGTCTGTCCTGGAAAGCCTAATGCGAGAAGCTGATTCTGAAAATGTTAAACTAAACGCTGCCAGGGATATCCTATCGAGGGCTGGGTACGATGCTGTACACAAACAGGAAACAGTTGTTAAGGAGATTTCTGAGCTTACAGACGATGAGCTAGACGAGCAAATCCAGCGCCTTTCTGAAAACGTGGTGCCTTTGCAACGTGGCAAGTAAAGAAGAAATTTTAAAGCTGCTCCAGGAAAAGCAACGCCGGTTCGAGACAAGGCGTATTGAGCATTACGATCCTTACGATTACCAAACTAGGTTTCATTTGGAAAGTAAAGACTGCGCCCAAAGAATTTTAATGGCTGCTAACAGAGTAGGAAAAACCTACTGCGGAGCAGCTGAAACATCCTACCACCTAACAGGCAGCTACCCGGAGTGGTGGGAAGGTCGTAGATTTAACAAGCCTATTAGGGCATGGGCAGCGGGCGAATCAAACGACACTACAAGGGACATTATTCAAAAAGAACTATTTGGGAACCCACAAGACCCCTTGAAAAAAGGGACGGGGGCAGTACCCCTGGACAATATTGTAGAAACCGTTCGTAAACCAGGAGTGCCGAATGCTTTTTCTAGCGTTTTGGTCAGACACAGGAGTGGTGGAAACTCCCAGATTAGTTTTAAGGCATATGAGCAAGGGTTTGAAAAGTTTATGGGCGAGGCTATTGATGTTGTCTGGCTTGATGAGGAACCTAAGCAGGAAATATTTTCCCAATGTATAACCAGGACCGCAGATACAAATGGTATAGTCTACATGACATTTACCCCAGAACGTGGGATGACATCAGTAGTAAGCAGTTTTATGAACGATCTAAAATCTGGGCAGAGCTTGATAACAGCAACTTGGGACGATGTAGAACACCTGGACGAAAAGACAAAAGAACAACTTTTATCAGTTTATAGCCCTGCTGAAAGGGACATGCGTTCCAGGGGAATACCTGTATTTGGCTCAGGATTGGTATTTCCTGTATCTGAAGACGATGTCGTTTGTGAAGATTTTGAGATACCGGATTATTATCCAAAGTTGGCCGCTATTGATTTTGGATATGACCACCCTACAGCAGTTTCTTGGGCAGCGTATGATCCAGATGATGATATTATCTATATCTACGATGAACACCGGAGAAGCAAAGAAACACCACTGACTCACGCAGCTGTGTTAAACTCAAGAACACCGGGAATACCAGTAGCGTTTCCCCATGATGGGTTACAGCATGACAAAGGGTCCGGAATACAGTTAGCACAACAATACAGAGACCTTGGCGTATATATGCTACCTGATCACTTTAGCAATCCCCCTACGGAGGGCAAATTAAATGGTAACAACTCTATTGAAGCGGGCCTTAGCATCATGCTGCAACGCTTTGAAACTGGTCGCTTGCAAATTTTTATGTCTTGTGTTGAAACCCTTGAGGAAATGCGTCTCTACCATCGAAAAAATGGACGAGTGGTGCCGATTAAAGACGATCTTATAAGCGCAATGAGATACGCTTCCCTTTCCATAGAGAGGTTTGGAGAGCAAATGAAGAACAAAACGCACTACAGGAAATATGGGTTTGAAAAAGAAATCAAGTACTCCAGTGTAGGGATCGTATAATGGACAAAGAGAAAAAGCATGGCTCATAACCTAGACGACGATGAAATTTTATCAATGGTCGAGGGGGAGATTAACGGTTCCTCTGACTATATGGATTCTGAAATTAGCTCCCAACGCGAAAAAGCAATGGAGTACTTTTACGGGGAGCCTTTTGGAAACGAAGAAGAAGGTCGCTCTCAGGTTGTTGTAACAGATGTTCAAGATACCCTGATGTGGATGATGCCATCCCTGATGCGTATTTTTACAGCTGGTGACAAAGTTGTTAAATTTGTTCCAGAGGGTCCAGAAGACGAAGACGTTGCAGATCAGGCTACTAAATATGTAAACCATGTTTTTTATAAACAAAACGATGGTTTTATGGTCTTATACAATATGTTCCTAGATGCGCTAATGCAAAAAGTAGGCGTTGTAAAACACTATTGGGAAGATATTGAAAAGACCACAACTGAAACATATGAAAATTTAACAAACAACGAATATAATTTATTAATACAAGACGAAAAACTAGACGAAATAGAACATGCTGAAACTGTCGTTGTAAAACAAGCACTCGATCCTATGACAGGCGAGCCTGTAGAAATCGAAGAGATTTCACACGATGTTACCTTTGTAAGATCAGCAATGACTGGTAAAGTCACTATTGAAAACGTACCTCCAGAAGAATTTTTAATAAACAGAGGTGCTAAGACGATTGAAGACGCTAGGTTTATTTGCCATCGTTCTCACAAGTCCAAAAGTGATTTGTTAAAGATGGGTTATGATTCAGAGGTTGTAGACTCCCTCCCAGGATATGTCGGAGGTGCGGACGATATTACAACGTCCCAAGAGTACATGGCTCGCCATGCTTACGATGCAACAGATGTTTACCCTAATCAAGCCTCTGCTGATTCAGAAATGGTTGTGCAGATATACGAGTCGTACATGAAAATAGACATGGATGGCTCTGGTATTAGTGTCCTGCACAAAGTTTGTCATGCTGGTAACGAGTTGTTGGATGTTGAGCCTATAGATTACATTCCGTTTTCTACAGTTTGCCCAATCCCGATACCACATAAGTTTTTTGGATTAAGCGTTGCAGAGACAATACAAGACATTCAGCTTATTCGTTCTACTCTAACTCGTAACTTACTAGACAATATGTACCTTGCCAACAACGGTAGATTCCAAGTTGTTGAGGGTCAGGTAAACATTGACGATCTTTTAACAAATCGTCCAGGTGGGATTGTTCGTACTCGTAGTCCTAATGCTTTAACGCCTATTGTAACACCTCCATTGAGTGGTGACAGTTTTAAAATGTTACAATACTGGGAGGATATTAAAAGTGGACGCACTGGGGTCAATCCTAAAACCCAAGGGTTGTCAGCTGATGTTTTAAAAACGCACGTAACAACGGGCGCAGTAACAGCTGCCTTGACAAATGCACAAGGACGGTTGGAGTTAATAGCTAGGATATTTGCTGACACTGGTGTTAAAAACTTATTTAAACAGATTTACAATCTTATTCAACGCTACGAAGATCGTAAAAAGGTTGTACGTTTGAACAATGAGTATTTTGAAATTGATCCAGGCAGCTGGCGAGAAGACCTAGATGTAGACGTTGAGGTTGGTATTGGATACGGCGACCAAGATGTAAGGTTACAAAACATGAGCAATTTTGCCGGTCTTGTGGAAAAGGTAGCTACGCAAACCAAAGGAATTGTACAGCCCCAGAACATATACAATCTCGTTACTGAAATAGCTGACGAGATGGGCATCAAAAACGTAGATAAATTTATTAGCCAGCCTCCGACAGAACCTATGCCACTGAGTCCACAAGAGCAACTCGCACAGGCTCAAGCACAAGCTATGATAACAGAAGCGCAAGCGTCTCAATTGGAAGCTCAGGTAAAAGCTAAAGAGCTAGAGTTAAAAGCTGCTAAGATGGAACTGGAACGAATTGAGCTTGAACATAACATGGCACTAAAAAGAGAAGAACTAAAGCTCAAAGGTATAGAGCTAGGTTTTGAAATGAACTCAGATAAAAACATTAAAGCTTAGGAAAAGTCAAATGGCCCGACAAAATAACTACTACAGAGTAAATTCAAGTGAAAACTTGTCTGCTACAACTACCTCTGGAGCAACTCGTTCTGGAGGATGCCCAGCGCAAGTTACCAAAGTAAGAATCGCTACAACTGCTGATGTGTTTGTTAAAATTGGCCCTGGGGCAGACCCTACAGCTACGGTTGCAGCTGGTGTGCTGATAAACTCATCAGATTCAAGCATTTTTACAGTTGTTGAAGCTGACGAAATAGCTGCAATTACTGCCAGCGGAACTGCTACGGTTAATATCACTTGGCTGGAAGGCTAATAGGAGTTTACAATGGCTACGAACAAAAAAATCACTGAGCTTACAGAGTTAGTTGAAGCGGATTTAGCAAACGATGATGTTCTAGCAATTGTAGATGTTAGTGCTGGAGAGACATTTAAAGTTAGAAAGTCAACTTTGGCATCTGCTTTGGCAGGGGTAGCTACCCTTGCAGCAACAACACCAGTAGCTGTCAATCAAGCTACAGGCTCTGTAACAGTAAGTTTAAACACTGTTCCTATTACATCTGGAGGAACTGGTGCTACTTCTGCTGGAGCAGCATTAACTGCCCTAGGCGGTCTTGCTGATCCTATGACTACCAGAGGGGATATTATTACAAGGGGAGCTTCCGCAACTGGAAGACTTGCCGTAGGTTCGGCCAATCGAGTTTTAATTTCTGATGGAACTGATCCAGCATATGGACAAGTTCCTTTAGCAAGCGCAGTTAGCGGGACTCTACCATTAGCCAACGGTGGTACTAATGCTACATCAGCTGGAGATGCCAGGACCAGTTTAGGCCTTGGATCAATAGCAACACAGGCCAGTAGCTCTGTGTCTATTAGTGGAGGTGCTATAACTGGCATTACAGACCTTGCTATTGCAGATGGTGGAACTGGGGCATCTTCAGCCTCTGCCGCCAGGACTAACCTAGGAGTTGCAATTGGATCAGACGTAGCTGCTTTCAACGCTGATACGCTTTTTGCAGATGTCAGTGACAACCTTACCGCTGGTTATTCTAGCGACTTTGAAGCAATAGGAAATTCTGGAACGGGTACGCAGACGCTTGAAATTGCAACTGCAAAAGAAAACCTTAAAACGCTTACAATTAATGGCAGCTTTACCCTTGCTCCACAGACTACCAATTCGGTAATTGCAGTAATCGCAACCAACGACGGCACAGGTGGTTACACAATTACCACTTCTGGGTTTGACAAGGTTTCTGGAACTTACAACAACGCTGCATCTGCAAAGCATCTTATGCGCTCCACTGTCATTGATGGTACACAAGTTCTGGAAATTCTGGAGATTGCTTAATGACGCTTATTAACCCACTTTTGGGCAGTAATCTTGTTAGTTCTGGGTTTGACCCTGAGTTAATAGAAAACTCGGTGTGGCTGGACGGTACGACGGATTTTCTATCGGCAGAGCTAGGAGCAAAAACCAGAACCAAGGCTGTCATAGGAACTTGGATACAGAAAACTGGATTTACTACCTCAGACGCTACAATATTTAGCAAAAAGGGTAGTGCACAGTTTGCCATCAGAATGCAAGATCAAGGTAGTAACGCAGGTAAAATTTCCATTTTTGACTATGATGGTAGTAACTTTCAGTACTCAGCAGAATCAACCTCAATGCTTTTAAGAGACAATGGATGGTATCATATAATGATATCAATTGATACGACTGCTAGTGCAGGAAGCAGATTAAAATATTATATAAATGGTATTGATCAAACTTCTACTCTAACAGTCACTACTGATTATACTGCAAGTGATAATCCACGTATAACTGGGGGTAGCGGTGAACCAACTCAATGGGGCGTTGGATATAGTGGTACTTCTCAATTTAATCCCTGTTACTTAGCACAATCTTTTATGTTAGATGATGACAGTATACAGAATGGTGATGTAGCTGTTACAGATATTTTAGATTCATTTACATTTGGTAAAAATGGTTCGCAATTTGGTCCTAAGAAAAATGCTGCTATAGCAACTTTAGCTAGTTCAGCAGGAGGTGATAGCTTCTGTCTTGACTATGCAAATAGCATTCTTCTCGGGCAAGACACTTCTGACAACAGCGAGGCAAATGTTGCGCGCTCGATGACCGGATTGAAGTCAGACGATCTCGATGTCGGCGCGGCAAGTCTTTTAACGGACGGCACACAATTTGGTAGCTGGAACGCCGGTAGTAATCTTGTGTATCAAAATACTAACACAGCTACAAAAGCATGGTGGGGCGTTGACTTTGGTGCTGATGGAGTTGCAGTTACAAAAGCGATTCTGTATGGCAATCAGTCTGGTGATGCTTCAACTGCTGGATTCACATCGACCAGCATAAGCAATGTAACTTTTACACTTTTTGGATCGGATAGCGCACAAGCTACAAACAATAATGATCTGTCTGGGCTAACAACAGTCGGTAGCGTTGTCGTCTCGAACACGCAAACGAAAGGTGTCACGGCGACTATTTCGGCAACAAGCAATACAACAGAATTTCGTTATTATTACGTTCAAATGGACACGACAGAATCTACACGGCGTTTGCTTGGTGAAATCGAATTGTACACTGTTGGTAACTCGTTTTTGGCTACGTCCATGTCGGCGGCAAATCAGTCAACGAACACGCCGTCTCTTGTGTATCCAAAAATTTCAAACATTGGTATTCCTAGTGGAGATACAGCTGCTAATTACACAATGGGTTTGGGCAGTAACCGTATGGTCTACAGCGGTGGCAACCAAGCAGCATTAGGACTTATAGGCACAACTCTAATACAACCAGATGATCCTAAAATATACTGGGAGTTTTACGTCGAGTCAGGGTCTGTTGGTGGAGCAGGAGGTGGACGGTTAGGAAATGGAATAGCTGTTCCTCATTTTAATAATGGCACTGGAAATGGTTTTTATGGCGCTGGAGGAGAGTCAGCATTTTTCTATTTAGGAACACTGTACGATAATGGTGTAGAGTCTGTTACTGGATTCACCGCAGCACCAGTTGGTGGGATACAGCAAATGGCCTTTGAACCATCCACAGGAAAAGTGTGGATAGGAGTCGATGGCACATGGCGTAATGGTGCTGGCACATCTGGAACAACTTTAGATGAAAGCAATCCTGATGATCAACTTACAGTACAAGATTATGTTTTTATTATGGGTGCCAATAGATCATCTGACATAGGTGTTATGAATTTTGGCGACAACCCAACTATGTCTGGCAACATAACTGCTGGCGGTAATACTGATGGAAATGGTTATGGCAACTTTAAGTATGCGGTTCCATCTTCATTTTTGGCTCCAAATTCCGCAAACCTCACAGCACCAGAAGCACAAGGTGTTGATCATTTTGCGGTCACACTCGCGCAAGAAGGCTCGCTTTTTTCGGCAATGAACACCGCCGAAGCGGCATACAGCGCGACTTTGCGAATTTATAAAAGCCGAGCGTCTGCCAGCGCCAGCGAAACATGGGGCTATAGCTTCTCGCACGATTCGAGTAACGAATACATACTGCCCGCCGCCAACACGGCGATGACCTACGGTTCGCTTCGCAGCTTGTCCGGCACAGACAACTGGGTCGGCTATTCGCTTGACATTTCCTCGACCGCCGGAACCGCAGCCGGAAGTGCATCGCACAGCAATGGTAGCGACACAACCGTCACGCACTCGCTTGGAAGCAGTCGATACATCGTGTTGCTGTTCTCTCGATCTGGCGGCGATATTTTTTATTACCATCCAGACGTTGCAGCGGGGAGTCTGTTAAAATTTAATTCTAGCGTGTTGCCGTTTTCCAGCACAGTAATAACCGACATTACGACCAACTCTTTTGACATCGGTTCCGCTGCCGGATCAGCAACGTATGATTATTTAGTGTTGGCAGAGACGCCGGGTGTAACTGACATTTTTAGCTACACGGGCAACAACACCGGCAGTAACACAGACGGCCCCTACATAGCTTTAAACGCCATGCCCGAATTTTGGACGGCAAAATTAATCACGACGCACGCAACGGAACATGTTGTGCTAGACCAGACTCGGTCGCCAATCAATGATTCAGACATTCCGTATATTATGCCTAATCAGCTCAGTGCGGAGTCAAACAACACGGCGTTTGTCACAGACTTTTTGTCGATGGCAGTAAAACTGCGGAATGCTTCGACGGATTTAAATTTCAACGGCGGCACATTTGTTGGTTTTAGCTTTGGAAAAATAGCTGGCAACGGCGACTTGCCACCGATTTACGGACGATAGGAGATACAATAATGATTGCATTAGAATCGAGTGGACGAATTGTTTACCAAGGGTCTTGGACTTTAAAACTACAAGAAATGATAGGGCTTGTTGGTAATAAACAACCAAAGTTGCCGTTTGATACTTCTTTGGGAACACTACGAAATGTAGGGTTTGCAAAACCAGTCTTGGACAAGTACCAAGTAGCAGGTACAGAAACTGGCGAGGTAAAAAATAACGAGTGGCTTATTACTTCTACTGCCAAAGACATTTCTATAGAATCTGCTAAAGTTATAGCAAAAAACGAAGTGTCTCAAAAAAGATACGAAGTAGAAAACGGTGGCATATTTTTAAACAATAAATTTTATGCAACAGACAGAGATTCACAATCTGCAATTAGCCGCATGACTGGGACAATTGCCTGGAAAGCAGCTGCCACAGTTGTTAAAGACGAGAAAACTTTTATTTCTGATTCTGAGTTTGTTGATACAGACATGGACGCTCTAAAGACCGCTGTTGCTGCCCACGTTGCAACTTCTTATGCTAAGGAAAAAGAATTTGTAACAGCCATTAACGCTGCTGACACTATTGCCGCTTTACGTCTGATTGATTTAACATCTGGCTGGACAGAAATACCTTTAAGGAACTAAAATGCGTATATTTATTTTAATTTTAGCATTTTTTGCTATACCCCTACATTCAGCTGTAGCAGATACTTGGACTATTGGTGATAAAGTCAATGTGTTTTTTATGTGCATTGAAGAAAAAGATATAATGGACGTTGCTCATGCAGACTCTAAAAGTGAACTAAGATATGCCAGCACTCTGAAGATTAAACAATTTGATGGAAGATGTAACTTTGTTTACCCACCTATTATGTTACATATAGACGAGATTGTAGCAGTTTACAACGATCATAGAAAAGAAGAAACTTCTATTTTAAAACTACATGATCCTGAGACGAATTTAAAAGCTGGTTATATTATAGCGGAAGGCAGACCAGCCAGTGCTAAAGAAATGTCACATTAGCTTGACAACTGTTAAAAATAATGGTAAAATAAACTAAGGACTAGACTAATGACAGTAGAATCTGCCAGCTACATTAGCCAGCTAAGTACATCCAATCCAGCTGCTGGTGATAACATTTCTGAAGGTGACGATCATATTCGTCTTATAAAAACTGTCCTTCAGACACAATTTCCAAATTTAAGCACTGCGGCTGTTAATCCAACAGCAGCGCAATTGAACAAGTTAGGTTTCGAAACGGGTACGGTTATGATGTACGCATCTAACTCGATTCCTACGACTCAGACAATCAGCGGCATAAATGACTTTTTGTTATGTGATGGGTCATCGTTTTCAACATCTACATATTCTGTTTTGTTTGGTATAATTGGAACTACTTTTGGTGGATCAGGTGGTAACTTCAATGTTCCAGATTTTAGAACATTTTTTCCAGCGGGTGTTGGAAGTGGTTTTGTTTTAGGAACTTCTCAAACAGCTACCGCATCTTCTGGAACAGCTGTTTTAAAAGTGCAACCTATTAACTACATTATAAAGACCTAAAATGGCAATTGACTACAGAGGTGAAAAGTTTTCGGGATACAATAAGCCTAAACGTACTCCTGGAAAAAACAAAAAGTTTGCTGTTTTGGCAAAGCAAGGCAGTACGGTTCGCCTAATACGATATGGTGATCCTAATATGTCTATTAAAAAAAACCAACCCAAGCGGCGTAAAAGCTTTAGAGCTAGGCACCGCTGCGATTCCAACCCACCCAGTAAGCTAACTGCACGCTACTGGTCTTGCAAAAAATGGTGATTAAAATGCCCCCAGGACAACCTTACAATCAAAAACCTAAAAAGAAAAAAAAGAAACTAGGAAACAGAATTGAATGTGGCTGTACAGAATGTAAATGCTAACATGCCTAACCCATCAACTTTATCAAGAGAACAAGCTAGTCAAGCTAGTGTAATTCTTGAAAACCCAGTGTTTAAAAAAACACTACAGAGCATAAGTAACAGACTAATATCCCAATGGACAATAGCTGATACTGTAGAAGAAAGAGAACTTTGTTGGATGAAGCTAAACGCTTTGAGTTCCGTTAAGGAAGACCTGCAAGCTTTTATACACAACGACAAAATTGAAAACGGAGAGAAATAATGAGTGAGGCACCGACTAATCCCGAAGGGGAAGTCAAACAGCCACAACTTAACATGTTCGATGTCATGTTTGGAAGTGAGGAAAACACTAATCCGGAACAAGCAATCGAAGAACCTACCATTGATGACTCAGAAGAGTATGAAGCTGAAGCCTTTGACGAGGCCGAAGAAGAAGAAGTTTCGGAAGAGTTTGAAGAGGTAGACGAGTACGAGGTAGCTGACGAAGAAACTCCTACAGAGACCCCACAAGCCTACACTGTTAAAGTAGACGGCGATGAGTTTGAGGTTACACTGGACGAGTTACGAGATGGCTATCAGCGGCAAGCGGACTACACCCGTAAATCGCAATCTCTAGCAGAGCAACGTAAAACTTACGAAGCTAATCTACAAGCAGTCCAAAACGAGCGCCAACAGTATTCGCAAGTTTTGGAACAAATGTCTCAAAATCAAAGCTACGAGCTACAGCAGTTTGAGAACATTGATTGGAAGGAACTAAAAGACGATGATCCTATGGAATACATGGAAAAACGTCTTGAGTACCAAGAGGCCAAAGACAGAGTAACTCAGCTGAATAACGAACGTGCCAGAGTGCATCAGCAGTCTCAGCAAGAGTTCAATGATATAGTATCTCAGAAGGTACAGAAAGAGGCAGAACTTTTAGCCAAAGCTTTACCAGAATACTCTGAGCCAGGATCAACATTAAAAACTGATCTTAGAAACTATGCACTTAGTCTTGGTTTTCCATCCAGCGAAATAGATAGCATTACTGATCACAGGGTTGTAATGGTACTGCACAAAGCTATGATGCAGGACAATGCAGCTAAAGGTGTTAAGAAAGTTAAAGTTGCTCCCAAAGTTGTTAAATCAGGAACGCCCCAGACTAAATCACAAAGAGTCAAAAAGGTTGCCCAGGTTAAGCGAGAGAGATTGACAAAAACAGGTAATCCTAAAGATGCTGCAAATGTTTTTCTGGATTTAATCTCATAACCTTTTAGGAGTAACTACACATGGCACAGCCAACTGGTGTATATGTTACGTTTTCCTCCAAAGGTCTTCGCGAAGACTTGGAAAATGTAATTTACGATATTTCCCCGACTGACACGCCCTTCATGTCGATGGGCAGTCGCTCAGACGCGATTGCAGTCAACCACGAATGGCAGACTGATGCTTTGGCAGCAGCTGCTAACAACCATCATGAGGAAGGAGCAACGCTGACAGCAGCAGAGCCAACAGCTACTACCCGTGTTGGTAACATTTGTCAGATTAGTCTCAAGACGACTTTGGTATCTGGTACGCTTGATGCGGTTTCAAAAGCCGGACGCAAGGAAGAACTTGCTTACCAAATGTCCAAGCGTTCCAAAGAACTCAAGCGTGACATGGAACGTGCGATGGTTGGTGTTAACCAAGCTAAGGCTGCAATGGCAGCTGACAGCACCGTGCGTAAGCTTGGTTCATTGACTACTTGGGTCAACACCAACATTTCTAAGGCAAGTGACGGTGCCAACGGTGCTGGTGCTGGTGCTGCTGCGCGTACCGATGGTACAGCCCGGACGTTTACCGAAGCTCTTCTCAAAGCGGCAATTCTGTCCGCCTATGATGAAGGCGCTGACATTAAGTATCTGATGATGGCTCCTGCCCAAAAACAAACCTTCTCCAGCTTTGTTGGTGTTGGTGGGTCGGCTGGAGTTAGCAACTTTAATGACGTTGCTGACCAGCGCATTATTGGCGGCATGGATGTTTACGTCAGTGACTTTGGTGAAATGGCGGTTGTACCTAATCGCTTCCAACGGTCGCGTGATGTATGGCTTCTTGATCCTGAGTACTACGGCGTAGCTTATCTGCGTCCGTTCTTCCAGCGTGAAGTTGCTAGTACGTCTGACGGTGAACAGCGTGCAATCATCGCTGAGTACACTCTCGTTTGTAAAAACGAAAAAGCTCTCGCAGCTGTGTACGACTTGTCGTAATCTAGTCAGGGGGAGGGGTAATTCCCTCCCTCTATTAGGAGTAAAAATGTCATTATACAGAAATATTAATAACAAAAAACGTGCTGGTACTTCTAACCCTAAAAGCAAAAGCACAATTTCTCCTAAAGCGTATGCTAATATGAAAGCTGGTTTTCCTAAGAAAAAAAAGAAAAAGACATGAACGATCCTATTAAAACAACATTTAAGTATGATCATAATGAAGACAAGGTTATACTTAATAATGTACAAGACATACAGCCTATCATAGAGCTTAACAAAAAAGAACAAAACAACGATTCTATGTATGGCATTGGCGAGAACGCAGCGGGTATGCGTAAGGTAGCCAGTATTCCTCTAGTGGTTATTGAAAAGTGGAAGCGTGAATTAGGCGTCGATATTATGAATAAAAACGACTGGCCTAAAATTAAACAGCTTCTTAACGATCCTGAGAATAGATTTTTTAGGACTAATGAAAGCAAACTGTAATGGCTCTTTCTACGTTTTCAGAACTCAAAACATCTGTAGCAAACTATCTCAACAGAGACGATCTTACAAGCGTCATCCCTGATTTTATAACGCTTACTGAAAATCGTATCAATAGAGAACTGAGAGCTAGAGCTAATGTAAGCAGGGTAACTACTAGCACTACTTCTGGAACAGACCTTTACGACTTGCCAGCTGATTTAATTGAACTTAGAAGTGTTAGCCGTATTTCAAGCAATAACAACACTTCTTTATCCTACATGACTCCAGAATCTAGCATTAGAGAATACGGCACTACTGCAAACGGTTCTCCAAAAGCATATTCCAATATGGGAAAAGCAATAAAGCTTAGTCCTACACCCGATGCAGCATATACCATAGAGTTAATCTATTACAGCAAACTTGCCGGATTGTCCGACAGCGTAACTACTAATAATATCCTAGCAGAGTTTCCATCGTTGTACCTTTACGGTGCCTGTTTAGAAGGCGCTATATTTTTAAACGACTCTGACGAAATTACCAGGTTTGATGCTATTTTTAACAGAACCTTGGTAAGCATCCAAGAGTCAGAAGAAAAAGCTAGGTATGGCGGCAATGTTATGACCATGACAGTCCAAGGCGATCCTGGTTCTTTAGTTCGTAGGGGTGCGTAATGGCTACTAAGTTTCCAGATATAACAGTTGACGGTGGTATAGGAAACAGAATTAGCAAAACTGGAGGTACTAATTGGGTTCTTGATAATTTTAATATTATACAAGAGGAAGGCGGAAATTTGCTAACGGAAAATAACAAATATATGTCTCGCCAAGAGTTTAAAAATGTAGTGTGGACAACTGACGAAGCTACTGGCAATGGCTAAACAAATATTTGACATATCCTCCAAGGCAGGAGCATTTTCCTTAAATAAGGATTTGTCTCCCTATGACATGCCCCCATCGTTTTTTAGCGATGCTCAAAATGCTAGGTTTGTAGACGGCAAAGCTGGTAAAATTTTAGGACACTCTCAAGTTTTAGGGACACCTTTAGTAGCTCCATTGTGGGCTACTGATTTTTTACAGGGTAGTAATAGCCTTTGGATTTACGGGGGTGCTACGTCTTTAAACAAGATAACTGGCACAACCCATGCAGCTGTAACGCGCAGCAGTGGAGCCTACACCACACTATCAGGGACTTCCGATAGCTGGTGTGGTGGTGTTTTGGGAGGCGTACTGGTTTTAACAAATGGTCTGGACGTTCCTCAAAGTTTAACTCAAGCAGGTAGCGTGTTTACAGACTTGCCTGATTGGCCCGCTGCCTTAAAGTGTAAAGCTATTGTACCGTTTAAAAACCATCTAGTTGCTCTCAATCTTACTGACTCTGGTACAGCAAAACCTTTTACAATTAGGTGGAGCGATGCTATACCAGCAGGTGCAGCAACCAACGGTGCGGACACTTGGAACACAGGAAGTGCTGCTTCTCAATCTGCTGAGACCTCTATATCGTCAGCAGAAGGACACATTTTAAACGCCTTACAAATGGGCAACGAGTTAATAGTTTACCTAGAGGATAGCATATACGCTCTTAATTTTGTAGGCGGTGCGTTTACCTTCCAAGTACGACAAAAGTTTAAAGATACAGGATTGTTTGCCAAAGAGGCTGTAGTTGACCTGGGTAACGGCAATCATGTTTTAATGACCACTGACGATGTTGTGTTGCATAATGGCAACAGTATTAAAAGCGTAATTGAAGACAGAGTTAAAGAGTTTTTGTTTGGAGAAATTGACTCAGGCGCTGCTGATAAAACATTTTTAGTACATAACAAACACAAATCAGAAGTTTGGATTTGCTATCCTGCAACTAACGCAACTAATGATTTTCCTGATTCTGCTGTCATATGGAACTACAAAGATAACACATGGTCTACTAGAGATTTACCAAATGTTAACTACATTGCCAAAGGTGTTGTAAATCCTGTTTTGGCTAACACCTGGACAGCATCTACATCAACTTGGGAAAAGTCTACTCTTAACTGGGCGCAAGCACCTTACAACCCTGTTATCAATTCGTTACTGATGTGTGGTACAAACGATACTAAGTTTTATCTAGCAGACTCTTCAACTACATTTGACGGAACTAGCTTTTTAACAAAGCTGGAACGCATTGGTTTACACTCTGGTCGCACAGATGCTGTTAAGTCTGTTACTAAGGTGTTTCCCAGAATAGAAGGAACAGGAAGTGTCAACATAAGTGTCGGCTCTGAGTTACAACCGTTCCAAGGTGTGTCCTATAATGATCCAGTGTCCTTTGAAATAGGTTCAGACTTTAAAGTAGACTGTAGAGTTAAGGGTAGATACATTGCTATTAAGATAGAAAGCAGTGCTGATACACAGTTTGAGCTATCTGGAATAGGCATAGAGGCAGAGGTGGTGTCAAAGAGATGACGGAGTTTTTAAGGTTTGATCCTTCAACTTGCCCTCAAGATTTAAAAGACATTCCGAAGTTTGTAGACGAGATGCTTTTGCAGATTAAGGTTGTCGTAGACCTTTTAAGAGATGGTCACTTAGACGTAATTTATGTAGAACCCGATAAACCACAACAAGGCGACATTAGATATGCTGACGGAAGTACATGGAATCCTGGATCAGGAGAAGGAATTTATTTTAGAAATTCCGCTGCCGCGTGGGTTAAATTATAAATTTGTAAATTATAAACATAGTTCTTTATTTTCAAAGCTGTCTAAATGTTATGATTATTTCGAGAAAACAGTACAGCGTAGTTTATGTTCTGATATTTACAATGCTAATGATCTGGTTAAACGAGTTGTTAAGGGAACAAGCGACTTATGGATTGCCTACGACAAAAATAAAAAGATTAAAGGATGTTTCATAATAGGGTTCGCTTACTATCCACAATGTACAGGCATACTAGCAGAAGCTATGGGTACTGATAGTTCTGATTTTGATTTTAAAAACATTGTTCCTAAAATTGAAGAATATTATAAAGACTTAGGATATGAGTTTTGGGAAATGACAGGTAGAAAAGGTTGGGAAAAAGTAATGGCTCCTTTAGGATACGAGTTTAAAACAATAACTTTAAGAAAGAGGCTATAAAATGAGCGCCCTATTCAGTAGTCCTCCTCCAGCTGTTATTCAACTGCCTCAGCAGTCTCAAGCAAGTGGCAGCGGAGAAGTAAAGCCATACGCTCCGGTAGAGCCTTTTATTGAAACACTGTTGCCAAGAATTGAAGAACAGTTTACAGCTGATCCTGTATTGTTTCAACAGTCTTTGGTTCCCCAAGACACTGCTGAAACTTTAGCAGCTAGGCAGGGCTTTGCCAATCTTGGTCAAACGGCAGCGGGTTTTGCTCCAGATTTTCAACAGCTGTACCAAGCTGATCTAGCCAGAGGATTGGCAGACCCTAGTCAAGACTCTTTGTTCTTGGCTGAAACAGGTACTATTGCAGACCAAGCCCGTAGGTTGACAGAGCGCGATAAGCTTCTTGCCCAGCAGCAAGCCATACAAGCGGGACAGTTTGGTATGGGCAGTACGGCCTTGGAAGAGCTACAGCAAAACCAAGCAAGGAATAGAGAAGAGATTGTACAAAAACAATTGGCAGAATCACTTGGTCGAGCAGAGCAGAGACGCATAGGTGCTGCTGATAGAGCGCCGGGGTTTGCCCAGCAACAACTACAGGCACAGCTGACACAACCATCGTTGCAGGAAGCTTTGGGTAGAGACCTGGAAACCAGAGAAGCTGCAAGATTGGCAGACCAAGCTAGGTTGACACAACAGCCACAGGAAGCACAGAGAGAACAGATGATCAACCTGACTAACCTTTTAGGTGGCTTGGCTGGTCTAGGTACTTCAACAACCTTCCAAAACCAAAGCTCTGGGTTTACCTCGCAAGCATTTGCCGGTGGGCCAAGTCCGTTCCAGCAGATTGCAAGCGCAGCGGCAGCAGCTGCTCCTTTTGCTATGGCAGCAAGTGACATTAGACTTAAAACTAACATTAAACAAGTTGGTAAACTTGACAATGGCATTAAGCTCTACACTTGGAAATGGACAGCTGAAGCTAAGAAGATTGTCAACAACCAACCTGAGTATGGTGTCATTGCAGACGAAGTACAGCACATTATGCCAGAGGCTGTCATCAGGGGCAGTGATGGCTACTTGAGAGTCAACTATGCTGCGATTGGAGCTTAGATCATGGGTAATATACACCACAGCGAACTAGCTTCTTACGATATGGCTATGAACGATGACTTCGATGATGGTATGGATGATGTTCGTGCTATTATGCAAATGAACGAGGAAGCGGACGGATTTGGCGCGTCAGGAAATGATCCTGAAATGGATGACGATCTCCTCGATGTCAGTAACCCTACCCGTGACGGTGCTGAACCTTTAAAGTCAAACTTTTCAGATTGGTTAAACAATAATAAAGACAAGCTAAAAGATTTACCAGGTGGTAAAGGTTCTGGGCCTAAACCATTGGGAGACAGCGGAAGTTTGAAACTTGCTGACGATGGTTTAGTAGGTGCTAAAGGTTTTCGTCAAATGGAAAGCCCATATGCGGCCCCTAAGTACTACACTCCTCAAGGATCAGTAGAGTTCCAAAAGATGGTGTCTGGATTGTTGAGTAACGTATTTGGATCAAGTATACGCAAACCCACAATACGGTCTTTGATTTAGGAGATAATGATGGCTGAACCAAGTATGTTAGATTTAGTAAATCAATTTAAAAAACGTAAAGATCGTAATTATGGGCTGGGCGCAGGGTTGCGGCGTCTTCCTAGTGGTCAAGTAGTACCAGCAGGAAGCACTGGAGAACAATTTGATCAAGGACTAGGAGGACTAGTTAGCAGGAAATTAGACGAAGGCGCAAAAAAACTAGAAAGAAAAAATAGTGTTGGGATGTCAGAATTTGTTAATGCAGACCCACCGTTGCCACTTCCTTTGCCAGTTCGTCCTTCTGAGCCTGTCCGTGCTAATACTAGCCCACTTGTTAACAATTTTGTTAATGGTGGATCAGAGATAGACGCTGACAACATTGCTATATCACAGTTAAGAAGCATCGCAAAAGAACCGGGAGCAGCTGCTGCTAATGAAGCTAAAGCCGCTGCTATTCTTGGTGTAGACTATGGTGCAAAAACAGCGCAATCTCAAAATCAAAAAGGCTTAATTAACGAAGCATCTGATGCAATATCAGGACTGCTAGGCAATGTTGATTTCAAAGGGTTGTTTAGGGTCTTAGCACGGCCTGAGTTTGTCGCACCAATGGGACCAGGGCAAACACCCTTGACCAATTTTGTCAACGCTGCCGCCGCTGACCGTACAGCGCAAGCTGCCACCAGAGCCGCACAGCAAGAAGCTGGACTAGAAGGATTCAAAGCTGAGACAGATCGACTAAAGGCACTAATGCCTGATCCTTCTAAGATGCCTAAGCTTACTGGTGAAGTTAATAAAATGTACGATAGGATAGAATCTTCTAGGCGTATATCTGTAGTAGGTAATAAAATTAAAGCAGCGTTGAAAAAAAGCCCGTTTGCAACTGGAGGAACGGGAGAAGCTTCAAAAGCAGTAAGGGCAATAGCAGCTGCTTTTGGCATAAGTCCTGGAGTATTTACATCAGATGATGTAACAAAAAATGTAGCCAAACTAAAAGGAGAAGTGTTAAAATCTAAAACATTTGGTAGAGAAGCCAGCAGACAAGAATTAGAACAAATTTTAAATAAAATTTTAGCTTCTCCTAGTTTGTTTACGACATCAGATCAAATATTAGATTCAGTAGATAGCCTGATGCGAGACGCTGAACGAGATTCGTTTAACACAACAGCTAGACTAAAAGCTTATGGACTTCATACCAGTACAGACAAAAACCCTATGTCTCTTCCAACAAAATACTTTGATAGAAATAACTAAGGGCAAAAATAATGTCTGAAATGCAAGATACGGTTACTCTTACCGATGGCTCTATTGTAAAAGTTCCCGGTATGAATAATATGTCTGATGATGAAATTACATCTGCCTTAATCAAAGCCTTGCCAGAAAAAATGGCTGGCCTTGGGGCTTTGCCAGACATTGAACGCGAATACAACATTAGAGACGGTGTGCCTGATCTTAACCTAAGATTTCAAGAGGCGCTTACCGCTGGGAATCCTAAAGAAATAAAAGCTGTATTTGATGACCAAGCAGGTCCAGGTAATTGGGGCATTGACCCCACAACTAGGAAACCATTTGTTACTCCCCAAGGCCTCAGAAACCTAGGCATTGAACCTAAAGATGACCGCAAGGTATTCTTAGACGGTACAAGCACAGACATATATGATCTTACCGCTGATGCTACTAGGGAGATAGCCATAGGTGCTTCAGCAGTGGCAGCTGAGTTGGCTTTGCCAATGGTTCCCGGTAGTTTTTTACTAGGTCTGGGTGCTAGGGCTGGCGCTGCTGGTGTTGGTGGCACTGTTGCCTCCCTAGGCCTTGAAGGACTACAAGAGCTACAGGGTTACAATAAAGAGTCGGCAGTTGAGGTTTTAAAAAACGCTGGCACAGAAGGTGCCTTTATAGGTGCCGCCACGTTTGTCTTAGGCGCTCCCTTTGCCGCATATGGCTCTATTGCCAACAGGGTAAAAGCAGCTGCTAAAGAAGTTGATCCGGATGCGCCGCCCGTCACTAACACAACTGTACAAGAAATGGTAGAGGCACAGCAAAGGGTTGCTGGAAGAGTTGGCGAAGAAGACGCTATGCTGTTAAGCATTCGCACTATGATCAACGAAGATGGAGCTATTGTAGGAAACTTGTTTAGCAAGATGGAAGGCATTGGAGCCAAACAAGCAGGAGATCAGTTTGCTGCTCGTGCTGGCAGTATAGTAGACAAATACCGTAGCGCCTACCTAGCATCTATCAGGGCGGGTGACGATGAAATTGTTACCTTACAGAAGCTAAAAACTGCTCTGAGCAAAGACGAGCAAGATATGCTAAAGAATACTGTCCGTAGTATTCAACAGTTTGACGAAACACCTTTGGGCAAGGTTGGGACAGCGGGAGAAACACTGCGAGGTTTTAAAAACTTTGCACAACAGAAATTTACAGAGCAATACAAAGCTGGTCAGAAAGCGTTTGACGGTGATGAGTACTACGGTCAGTTTGCTTCTATGGGCGGTAGGGACGTTACTAACAAAGAGCTATCTATTTTGTTAAACCGTATATCAGACGATACAGGAATACTAATAGACGATGTTGTAAATGCTTTTGGTCCTGGAAATCCTTTACATTCTCGTATTATTTCTCGCGTTAAACTTGATCAGAAGACAGGCCGTCTAAAGCCAGTAAAGGGGAAGAAAAGCAAAAAGACTGGTGATCGTCCTGACAAGGGGCGGGGTACTGCAATTACCGCTGGAGATTTGCTAGAGGCAGATCAAAGAATGCGCCAAAAGTCTTTTAAAACGTCTTCTGCTAATGAAGCTAGAATAAATTTAGAAATGTCTAAATCTTTAGTCGATCAAGTAGAAAACCTTAACATTGCTCCAGCTGGATTTAGAAGCCAACTTAAAAAAGTAAACAGCGAGTATTCTCAGTTTGTCTCTCCGTACCGTGGTAAGAACGGATTGTTTGCACAGGTTGCTCAAAGACCACAGGCAGATGCTCAGAAGTATCTTTCTAGTTTTGTTTCTGGTAAAGAAGGCGCAGAGTTTTCAAAGTTGTTAGACGATCTTGACAAAGCTTTTGGTCCTAACGCTGTAGGCGGCAAACTTGGGTTAGACACAAAGGATGATATTCTTTCATCTATTGGTGTTAATTTTATTAGAGAAAACAAACTTGACATTGTAAACGCTGCTAATCCCTCAGTTGCCGCTAAAGCTGCTCTTAACAAAATTAACAATATAGAGACAACAATTAAAAAACAGATGGGCGGCGGTGCTAAATCTAAGCAGGCTACTAATCAGATTTTCAGAGGCAACGTGCTTAAAGAGTACAAAAAGCTGTTGAAGGACGTTGCCAATGGTCGCCCTGCACAGGTTGATAAAGCCCTTGCTGAACTTGGTATGACCATGAGCTTTAAGGAAGCTGGTCAATTTGTCAACTCTGTAAACAGTGTTGCTATGAATTTGTCTAAAGCTGACCTAGACTCATTTGCTACACAATTGAGAGCATTGGAAGAGGTCTCTCCCGACAGTGCCAAGTTTGTCAGGGACATGCTTTTTACAGATAACTATAGCAGGTTGTTTAAGGCTGTCGAATCTCAAGACCCCAAGGCCAGACTGCTAGGTATTAAACAATGGGCAGACGATTGGTCAGCAGCTAAGTTAAACAATGCTGAAAATATGCGTTACATTTTCGGAGACGAGTTGTTTAAAGGTGTAGACGACTTTGCCCTAAATATGAAAGGCGCTTTAAACATAGACCCCGTTGCTGGAGCGTTGTCTGTATCCGAAGATGTCGTAGGAATTGGAAGAAAAGTTATAAGTGGCAGCATAGGAGCCTTGCGAAAACCCCTTAGTTTTATTTTCTTTACTCGTCAGTTTGCTCCTGGAACAGCGTTGCATACAAAAATGGTACAGGGTTTACAATCTGGTAAAACAGCGGCTGAGATTACCAAAGAACAATCAGGCGCTGCTTTGAAAATGATGGACAAAGCTCAAGATTATGCTAAGGGGGTTATGAACGCTAGGGATGGTCTAGTTGCTGCCTCTATAGCTAACTACCTAGGCGAAGTAAACCAAGCGTCTCCTACAGAGGACGAGGTGCCAACTGTCAG